GCATTAGGAACTGATGATTTCAATGTTGTTCCAACTACTTCAACTTCGGTTAATGGTAGAGGTTTAACTGTTGATGTCTTAGGATTTGGTGCTAATCAACCAACTGTGATTGTTAACAATCCAGGTGAAGGATATGTTGCTGGAGATATTTTAACATTCTCAGCTTTAGCTTACCCTAACAATGGTGCTACTTCAGGAATTTTAACAATTACAGTTAACGCTGCAATGTTACCTGCTGCTGGTGTTATTTCATGGTTTGGTTTAGGTACTATTACTGCTGGTGTTAGTGCTGGATGGGTAGTAGATACTGGTGCAGGTGTTAATTCAACTGTAACAGGATTTAACTGTCAACAAACATTACAACCTTCTGATAATAACAGAGGTGATTTCGAAGATGGAAATGCTGCTTTAGGAGCTGCCGGATTCAATACACCAATTGCTATTCCAGAAATTAACGTTGCAATGTCAAGTGAAGCTATCGTTGCTAAAACTAGAAAACTGAAAGCTGTTTGGACTCCTGAGTTTGCTCAAGATCTTAACGCTTACCATTCTCTAGATGCAGAAGCTGAATTAACTTCAATCATGAGTGAGTATATTTCATTAGAAATAGATCAAGAAATCCTTTCAATGTTAATCGAATCAGCAGGTGCTGGAGATGAATATTGGAGTGCACAAAATAACTTAGCTATCAATAGAGATGGTATTGTTAATAATGCATTAGGATTCTTTAATTCTCAAGGACAATGGTTCCAAACATTAGGAACTAAAGTTCAGAAACTTTCTAACATCATCCACCAAAGAACTTTAAGAGGTGGTGCTAACTTTATGGTATGTTCTCCATCAGTAGCTACGATAATCGAATCCATTCCAGGATTTGCTAGTAACTCAGATGGTGATGCTGCTAAAATGAGCTATGCATTTGGTGTACAGAAAGCTGGTTCAATGAATGGAAGATACCAAGTTTACAAAAACCCATATATGACTGATAATACAATATTATTAGGATATAGAGGTGGACAATTCTTGGAAGCTGGTGCAGTATTTGCTCCATACATTCCACTTATCATGACTCCAATGGTTTACGATCCAACAACATTTACTCCACGTAAAGGTTTATTAACTCGTTATGCTAAGAAGATGTTAAGACCAGAATTCTACGGAAGAATTTTCGTATCAAACTTAAATACAATATAATATTTAATTATATTAGAGTATTTAGTTTATTATTCTTAAAAGAGCCCCACATTAGTGGGGCTTTTTTTATGATTTAATTTCCTTGTTAATATTTATAACAAAAACCTATGGCATCTATATTAACCCCAAATACTTTTCAAGTTAAGATAAACGAAGAGCATGTAGTTAATGGTATAAGAACAAGAAATGAAAATGTTTATGACATACCTAATGTAACTAATTATGATAGAAGAATAGTTACTGTTCCTGAAAGTACATCTGTAGACTTAATAAACACCAATGGTCCAACACCAGGACCTGCTTTATTTCCGTCTAGTAGTATTGCATACGGAAGAATAACAAATATGGATGATAGTAGTCGATTAGCAGTTACATTCACGTCATCTGCGGGATTAGACAATATAGGATTAGTTGGTAGAAATATAAGTGGTTCATATACAAGTGGTGGAACTTTATCACCTGCAGCAACTACATTCCCAACTTCAGGAGTAATATATACAGCTTTATCATCATCTACAAATGGATCAGGAGCGGGATTAACTTTAAATGTTACACAAAGTGCAGGATTAGTATCACAAGCAATTACTTTTACAGCAGCTTCTACAACAACAGAAATAGGAACATATACAAATGTACCTTTAGGTGGATCAGCTACAGGAACTGGAGCTTTAGGTACTGTTAAAGTAACATCAGCTGGATTTTCAGAAGCAGCACCTTCAGCAGCTACAGTTTCAATTACAGATCCAGGAAGAAATTATGCAGTTAATGATGTGTTAACAATAGCAGCAGATGCTATACCAAGTACTGCTTTAATAACAGCAGGAACATTACCTATAACTACAAATGTAACAGGAGCTACAAATGGAACATCTGCAGCAATTCCTATTACTTCAAATAATATAGGATCAGGTGCTTCAGTAGTATTAGTTGTAACAGCTAATGTAATTGCATCAGTTACAGTTTCAGCAATTGGTGGAGGTTTTGCTTCAGGTGATACTATTACAATATCACAAGCTACTTTAAGAAATTATATAGGAGCTGGAACTACAGGAGATTTAGTTTGTACTTTAATAGCAGGCAATATTAATACATCAACAGGATATACTTTAAGAGCATTAGTTGCTGCAGATAGAATAATGACTCCTATAGATGTTACAATTGCAAGTGGGGGAAGTGGTTATGCTGTAGGAAATACAATTACAATTGCAAAAGCATTATTTACACCAACTGATTATACTCCAACAAATGATTTAGTTTATACTTTAGTAGCTGAAGATTTTGCAGCGGTTGGAGCTAAAAGTTTTTGGACAATGGAATGTTTACCTACTTCATCAATAATGTTTTCAAGTCCAAATTGTTCAGGAAGTCAGTTTAATGGGTTATTTGAACAAGATATAGAATTTATTTCAGTTTTTGCAATAAGTTCAAGTATAGATGTAGAATATGTATTAGTTAATGCTCCAATAGCAACTAATTAAAAAATAAAAAAATAAGATATGGCAAACATACCAATTTGGCCCGGTTCAAGTTCATTTCATCCAGGAGATACTCCATTTGGATTTTATGATAATGATCCCTCGTTTGAAAAAGATGCAGATAAAGTTTGTACTTTTGTTACTAGAAGATTAGGATATCCTTTAGTAGAAATTGAATTACAAGCAATAAACATTTATGCTGCTTTTGAAGAAGCAGTTACTGTATATGGTAATGAATTATATGCTTATAAGATTAGAGAAAATTATTTAACTTTAGAAGGAGCCCCTTCAAGTATAGATATAGAAGAATCAATTGTTTCACCTAATTTAGGTCGTATAATAGATTATTCAGAACAATATGGGGCTGAAGCTGGAACAGGAGGAAATGTACCCTGGAGAAAAATGGCAGTTCCATTAACTTCAAGTGTTCAAGATTATGATTTAGATGATTTAGCAGCTCAAAATGGATTTAGTCAAAGTAATGACATTCAAATAATGAGAGTATTTTATGAATCTCCACCGGCATCAGCATTAATGGCTAGTTCATATGATGGTTTTGGGTTTGGTTTAGGAGGATCTGTAGCTGCTGGAATTGATGGAGTTGGGGGATTAGGTGGATTTGGTTATGGTGGTGGTTATTTAATGATGCCCCTAAACTATGATATGCAAATAATCCAACAAATTGAGTTAAATGATATGGTTAGAATATCTAATTATTCATTTGAAATGCATAATAATGTATTAAGAGTATTTCCAACACCAGGCAGTGGTGGAAACACACCATTATCAGGATCAGGAGTAGGAAATATGTGGGTTGAATTTATGTTAAAATCAGATAGATCATCTGCATCAATTGTTGAAGCCAGTGAAAAAATAAAATATGTTAGTGGTGTACCATATAAAAATCCAAAATATCATGATATTAATTCTGTAGGTAGAAGTTGGATATTTGAATTTACTTTAGCTATATGTAAAGAAATGTTAGGGTATATTAGAGGAAAATATGAAACAATTCCTATACCAAATGCTGAAATAACATTAAATCAAGCAGATTTAATTGCAGCAGCAAGAGAAGAAAAAGAAGCATTATTAGCTTCATTAAGAGGTTTCTTTGATGAAACTTCAAGAGAAAAGTTATTAGAAAGAAGAACAATGGAATCTAACTTTGTAATGGAAGAATTAGATAGAGTTCCTCGTGTAATTTATATAGGATAATATGGCATTATTTGGAACAGCAAGGGATGTAAGTCTATTCAGACATATGAGTAGAGAATTAATGGCTGATATAATTACTGAGCAGTGTGGTTACTATAAGTATAAATTAGAAGAAACTAAAATTAATTTATATGGAGAAGCAGCTCATGAAAAATATTATATGGGACCTGTTCTACTTAATACTTTAGTAGAAAGAACAGATAATGTTTATCCAGAAACAGATTTAGGTACAGATTATGATAAAGAGGTACAATTTAGTTTCTTAAGAGATGATTTATTAGATAAAAATCAAGAATTTAATCAATTTGATAATAAAGGTAATAGTTATACTGGACTACCAGGAACAGGTTATGGAGCAGATTTGGTTCCTCAAGTAGGAGATATTATCATGTATAATGAAGGGTATTATGAGGTGCATGAAACTATTGCTAATCAATACTTTGCAGGTAAAAATCCAGATTATCCAAATAATGTTAATACAATTAACAAATCAGGTGGTCCTGGTGATTTAAGTGAATATGGCTCAAACATATCAATAATATGTAAAGCTCACTATGTACAAGCAGATAAATTAGGTTTAACTCAAGCAAGATATATATAATATGGCTAATCAAAAAACACCAAGACCTAAAACACAAAGAGAGATATTATTGAGTAATCCTGTTCAAGATACTTACAAAAATCCTGAAACAGGAGAAACAACAGGTAATCCAAATAAAGCATTCCCTGATAAAAATAGAGCAAATCAAATATCTTTTAGAGATGATACTGTAAAACCATTTTCACTAGGTTTAAAAGAAAATGATGAAGCAATAGTTTTTTACATGGAAAATGTAATTAAACCTACAGTAATACAAAATGGTGTAGTACAAAAAGTACCAATATATTATGGTTCACCTGAAAGATGGGCTCAAGTACAAAAAGAAGGTTATTTTAGAGATTTAAAAGGTAAAATAATGATGCCTGTTATTACCTATAAGCGTAGTAATGTAGAAAAAGTAAGAAATTTAGCTAATAAATTAGATGCAAATGGACCTAAAAATGTTCAATTATTTCAAAAACCTTATAGCCAAAAGAATGAATATGATAATTTTAATATTTTAAATAATAGAATACCTAAAAAAGAATCATATGCTGTAGTAGTACCAGATTATGTTATATTAACTTATGATTTTCTTATATCAACTTATTATGTTGAACAAATGAATAAAATAGTAGAAGCAATGAATTATGCTTCAGATTCTTATTGGGGAAATAAAGAAAGATTTCAATTTAGAGCTAGTATAGATAATTATACTACATCTGTTGAATTAGTAACAGCTGGTAATAGATTAGTAAAAACTAACTTTCAATTAAAATTGTATGGATATTTAATACCTGATACTATACAAAAAGAATTAGCATCTGTTAAAAAAATAAGTAATGCAACACAAATTATATTTGATATGGAAACAGTAAAAATACTCCCTGATCTTAATCCTCCGGGGATTCCATTAACAATTCAAACAAATAATAACCCAGCAAGTTTTGTTGACAAAACATAATGATAGTTATAATTAATGATATTTATAAAGAGAAAGTGAAATGGGAATAATATTAAGACAAAATAAAGGATCGGAATTAACATTTGCGGAAGTAGATGGTAATTTTGTATCATTTCATTATTCAGCATCGTTAATAGGATCAGAATTAAATTTTTATTATGCTAGTAGTAGTATATCACAAAGTTTTGATTTATCCCAATTGCCAGGTCTTAATGGAATTGCCATATATAACGGTAGTACATTAATTGGTTCACAAGTTTCGACGCTCGAATTCACAGGTTCGGCTATCGAAAGTATTACGCTAGTAAACAATACAACAGCTTCAATACAGATATCAAGCTCTGATGCTTTTTCAACATTTCCATTTAGTGGATCCGCACAAATTACAGGTAGTTTAGGAGTAACAGGTAGTGTAGATATTGATCTTTATAATTATGCTGGTGGGCCTACCAATGAATTAAGACTTCATAGTGCTTCATTACAAGACACAACAATAGTATTAACTTATAACACAGCTTCCGGAGAAGTAGGTTTTGTAGACGTAGCAGCTGGTACCTCAGGTTTTTCAGGTTCTAATGGAACTTCAGGAGCAGCAGGATCAAGTGCATCTTCTGGAACACATGGTTCTTCTGGTATTGTTGGTAGTAGTGGTGGATCAGGATCTAATGGTACATCAGGTGCAAGTGGTACTTCAGGTTCAACCGGTTCAAATAGTTCAGCTGGGGCTTCAGGTTCCTCAGGTTCACAAGGTTCATCAGGTGCACAAGGTACTTCAGGTTCATCAGGTACAAGTGCTACAGCAGGTACATCTGGTACAAAAGGTACAGCAGGTCAAAGTGGTTTATCAGCAACAAGTGGTGTTAGTGGAGAATCTGGAACTTCAGGTTCAACAGCTTCATCAGGTTCAAGTGGTGGAGCAGGAACAGCAGGGCTAAGTAGAGAATCAACAACTTCAGGTTCAGGTGGTTCCTCAGGTTCAAGTGGTGGAGCTGGTTCACAAGGTACAAGTGGTGAAGTAGAAGGTTCTTCAGGTACTTCAGGTGCATCTGGAACTTCAGGTTCACAAGGTACAGCTGGTCAAAGTGGAACTACAGGTTCAGCAGGATCAAGTGGTGTAGCAGGTTCAGATGGTGTAGCAGGACTTTCAGGAACAACAGGTTCAAATGGTACAAATGGTTCATCAGGATTAGCAGGTACTTCGGGTTCATCAGCATCTGCTGGTACTTCAGGAGAAGCAGGTTCATCAGGAGGTGGTTCAACAACATCAGGTTCTTCAGGAGCTGGTGGTTCATCTGGTACGTCAGGTGTTTCAGGTACAAGTGGTTCAACTGGTTTAATAGGTTCTTCAGGATTATCAGGAACAAATGCTTCAGCAGGTTCATCTGGTACATCAGGTTCATCAGGTGTAGCAGGTACAGCAGGTACTTCTTCATCAGCAGGAACTTCAGGTTCAGCATCTTCAAGTGGTAGTTCTACAGTAGCAGGTACTTCAGGTACTTCATCAACAGCAGGTTCAACAGGTTCAACAGGTTCAGGTGGTCAAAGCACAGGATCAGGTACAAGTGGTTCAGCAGCATCAGCAGGTTCATCAGGAACAGCAGGTTCAACAGGATCAGCAGGTTCATCAGGTGCATCTTCAACTTCAGGTGATAGTTCAACAGCAGGATCAAGTGGTACTTCAGGTTCAGTAGGTTCAAGTGCTCAAGCAGGTACTAGTGGTACAGCAGCATCAAGTGGAACGTCAGCATCAAGTGGTTCAGCAGGTACTTCAGGAGAATCTAATACAGCTGGTTCAGCTGGTTCATCAGGTTCAAGTGGAGTAGATGGTACTTCAGGTGCTTCATCTACAGCAGGTACTTCAGCTTCAAGTGCAACAGCAGGTTCTTCAGGAACAGTTGGTTCAAGTGCAACAGCAGGTACAAGTGGTACAACAGGATCTGTAGGTTCAGCAGGAGAAGGTGCAGGTTCAGGAACAAGTGGTGCTTCAGGTACAGCAGGTTCATCTGCATTATCAGCAACTTCAGGATCGAGTGGTTCAAATGCTACAGCAGGTGCAAGTTCAACAAATGGTTCAGCAGGATCAAGTGGTGCATCAGGATCAAGTGGTGTAGCAGGTACTTCAGGTGTAAGTGCAACAAATGGTTCATCAGGTACAAGTGATACTTCAGGTTCAGCAGGTTCATCAGGAACTTCAGCATCTTCAGGTGCTTCAGGTACTTCAGCTTCAGCAGCATCA